TGTAAAATCTTCTACACACGTGCCTGAAACCGCAGGTTCCTTTTTGAATCACACACGCGCAAAACAGTCTATTTTGAGTTTTAAAGCCATTTACAAGCGTTTTAAGACACTTTAAAAATTTAAACATATACTGCACTAACTGATAAAAAAATAATGCGTTATAAAACAAAAATAAAATTTGTAAATTTGAACAATGGCAAGACCTAAAATCCCCACCGCTTTAAAAATAGCCAAGGGCACGCTGGAAAAATCGCGCCTTTTAAACGAACCAACAACCGAACCAGAACAAGATTTAGACGCGCCTTTGTATTTTACTGGTGAGGCTTTAAAAATCTGGCTTAAGGTAGCCCCTGAACTTATGCGAATGCAGTGTTTTGGCAAAGTTGACAAGGAGGCCGTGGCCGCCTATTGTCAAAATATGGGTTTGTATATGGACCTTTATAAAGAAGTCGCTAAAGACGGCCCAGTAATTACAAACCGCTACGGCGAAAAAATAATAAATCCAAGTTTTAAAGCTGCAATGTCAGCGCATAGTGAGGCGCTGCGCATTGGGCAAATGCTTGGAATTACTGCAAGCGCACGGGGTAAAATCAATTTACCATCTAAGCCAGTCAGTAAATTAGAACTACTTAAAAAACCTAAAACAGCATGACAACTAAAAAGACAATTACAAAGGCCGTAAACACAAAAGCCTTTGAAACGGCTAGCGTTAAAATCGTTGAGCCTGTTATTTACCAAGTGCGCAAAAGCGATCAGCAATTTGCCGTCTACCTTAACGGAAGCGTTTGCGACAAGTTCGGAAAGCCAGGCGATGCTTTCTACTACCGAAACGAAAAACTTGCCTTTGAGGCGTTGGCCTATTTTCAACAGTGCAAATAGTCGCCGACTATATCGACGGGATAGGTAGCGGGCGCATTGTTGCTTGCGAGCACGTGCGCAACGCTGTGGCTCGTTATGAAAACGACCGAGGGCACTGGCCATTTAACGAAGATTTGGCACAGCACGCCGTTGAGTTTATACAGAACCTAGAACACACGACTGGCGATTACGCTGGCAAACCTTTTATGCTAGAAGGGTGGCAGGCGTTTATTGTTTGGAATCTGTTTGGGTTTCTTAATGCGGATGGCAGCCGTCGTTTCACCCGGGCTTACGTTGAGGTCCCGCGCAAAAACGGAAAGTCTACATTCAGCAGCGCCGTTATGCTTTACGGCCTCATTGCGGATGACGAGCCAGCGGCTCAGGTCTACAGCGCAGCCACAAAGTTAGATCAGGCTATGATGGTGTTCGGTGAATCTGTGAGGGTTTGCCAAAATTTGCCCTGGCTTAATGAAGCACTAACTGTTAACAACTCTGTTAATAACCGCCGAATCCTTTATGGGCAATCTATTTACAAACCTTTGGAATGGAACCCAGGCAAGCAGGACGGACTTAACGCGCACTTTTGCTGCATCGACGAATACCACGCGCATCCTAACGACGAACTTTATAACGTTATCCGCAACTCGATGGGCGCACGCCGTCAGCCGTTGCTGTTCACAATTACCACAGCGGGCTTTAATCGTGAAGCGCCGTGCTATAAGCATCGGCAGTATTGTGCCAATGTTTTAAGCGGGGCGATTAAAGACGATGCGCTTTTTTCTGTGATCTATACACTGGATGAAGGCGACGATTGGACCGACCCGGCAGTTTGGGCCAAAGCCAATCCAAACTGGGGGATTTCAGTTTACCCTCGCCAATTAGAGCAAGCGCTTACAGAGGCCAAAGAGTTTGTGCATAAAGAGGTTGAGTTTAAAACCAAGTTGCTAAACGTTTGGACCGACACGGCACAGACTTGGATAAGTGACAGCCTTTGGAAACTATGCGACGGCGACGACGACCTAGAGGGCGAGCTTTGCTACGGCGGTTTAGACTTAGCAAGCACTGGCGACTTTTGCGCTTTCTCGCTTTTCTTCCCAAGCCTAAACGCAGTGAGAACCTGGTATTGGCTTCCTGCTGAAAGTGCATACAAACGCAAGGACGCAGCCGGGGCATCGATTCGCCAATGGGCAGCCGATGGCTTTATAGAATTAACCGAGGGCAACGTTACAGATTACGCTTTCATCAAAGCCCGCATTATTGAACTAGCGCAGCGTTACGATATCAAAGACATTGCGTTCGACCGATTCAATGCGTCGCAGCTTGTAATTGAATTGCAAAACGAAGGGCTTGCCATGTTCCCCTTTGGCCAGGGCTTCGTTAGCATGTCGGCACCCACCAAAGAAATGGAGCGGCTTGTAAAAGATAACATGCTACGCCACGCAGGCAACCCGGTCACTCGTTGGATGATGGGCAACATTCTGCTGATGCAGGACCCAGCGGGAAACATTAAGATCAACAAAGCAAAGAGCGGCGATAAAGTCGACGGCCCTGTTTCGTTAGTGATGGCAATAGGCACGGCCATGCAAGATGCTGCCAAAGAAAAAAATACAGATTTTTGGTTTGTTAGCTTATGAAATTTCTAGACGATTACATGCAAGTTTATTACAACAACCTCCCGAAATATCGGACCTACGAGGATGCTTACAACGCAACTGAGGAAAAGTATTTTGGCAAGTTTGGCGTGAGGCGTTATAAAAACTATGATGTATTTCGTGCAGCACTTTCTAGATGGCTGAGCCAAGGACGGAATAAATAAGATTTGTTAACACATAAAATTTAACCTAGTTGTAATTTGCACCCGATGAATTTAAGATTCTGGCAGCCACGTAAGGAAAAGCGCAGTTCACTGTCGCAGCCAACCGATTGGCTTATTAATACGTTACAAAATGTTTTTGGATATCAAACAAAAAGCGGACAAGCTGTTAACGACCGCACGGCTTTATCTATTGCGTCAGTGCACGCGTGCGTTAGAGTTATTGCAGACGGTATTGCGGGGCTTTCTCTAAAGCTTTACAAAGACGACGGCACTAACCGCGAGCAGGTCGTGGTTCACTACGCCACTGCATTGGTCAACGAGCCTAACGCCTACCAAACCAAATACGATTTCACCAAATACATGGTGAGTCACTTGGCGCTGAAGGGTAACGCATACGCATTTATTAACCGCGATGCTCGCTACCTTGGCATCGAGTTGCACCCGATTGCACCTGATTACGTTACACCAGTGATGCAAGATGGGCAACTGTTCTACAAGGTGAACCAAAAAGGAATCCCCGGCATGGTGCCCGCTTCCGACATGTTGCACTTTAAAGGCTTGTGTGGCGATAATCCCCTGGTCGGTTTGTCGCCTATCGTGGTGCACGCCGAAACCTTGGGCATTGATCTAGCAGCAATCAGCCAAAGCGCTGGCGTTTACAAAAACGGCGTTTTGAAATTCTTGTTAACAAGCGATGCGCAGATTAAGCCTGAGCAAGCAACCCCATTAAAAAAATCTTTAGACGACGTGATAGACGGGGCAAGTCGTTCCACTGTTTTGCCTAACGGCATTAAAATGGAAAAGCTAAGTTTGTCACCTGAGGAGGCGCAGTATTTAGAAACTCGCAAATTTTCTGCAGAAGAAATCGCCCGTATTTTCGGGGTGCCCGCTTCTATGATTGGCGCAAAAGACGGCATCAAGTCTAGCGTTGAGCAGGAATACCAGGACTTTTACGCTCGCACTTTGGCATCTTATGCCATTAACATCGAGCAGGAATTGGCCCGCAAGCTGTTAACAGAAAACGACAAACTAACTTATTACTTTAAATTTAACTTTAATTCGCTGCTTAGAGCATCCGCCAACGAGCGAGCAGATTATTATAACAAGGGCATCCGCGGCGGCTGGCTCTCTAGAAACGAGGCCCGGATGTTTGAAGATGCAAACGGATTTGATGGCGGCGACGAATACCTAATCGAATCAAACCTTATGCCGTCAAGTAAAATCGATGCTTACATGGATGCCAAGATAGCGCAGCTAATGAGCACAGCCGATAAGAACAACAACCCAGAGGGAACTAATAACACAGAAGTAATCTAATGAAACAAGAAAGGCGCACATTTACGGGCACCGTTATAGCCAGATCAGAAGGCGAGAACATGCCGAAAGAAATCGGAGGTATCGCCGCGGTGATTAACTCTGTAACCGATTTGGGATATTTTGAAGAGGTAATTGAGCGCGGTGCGTTTGACAATGCATTAAGCAAAGAATACGACATCCGCTGTTTATTCAACCATGAGGCCGAGTTAATTCTAGGCCGTACTTTGTCAGGCACTTGTAATGTGTTTGTAAATGCCGACGGAAACCTAGAGTATACATGGGTCCCAGACTACGAGAACCCTACGCATATGTCAGTAGTGCGCAGCATCATGCGCGGCGACATTACGCAGAGCTCTTTTGCTTTTACAATTAAGGAGCAGAAGTGGAGCGAATCTACCAAATACGGAAGCATGGGCAAGCGCACTATTACAATGATCGAGGATCTGTACGACGTTAGCCCGGTTACTTATCCCGCTTACGCTGACACCGAAGCCGACGCTCGCAGCGTTGTTGCCTTGCGTGATCAGGAGCGTGAAATTGAAGAAGCCAAAAGAAGCCAAGCGGCTGCCGATGTTTTGAAATTGGCGCTGCTTAGATACGAAAACCTTTAAAACAAAATTAAAACCATGAATAAAATCAAAGCCCTAAAAGAAGAGCGTGGACGTTTGCTCGGCGAATTGTCTACCTTGCAAACAACCATCGAGCGCGAAGCGCGTTCTATGGCTGACACTGAAACCAACCGTTTGAGCGAAATCGAAGCCCGTTTGGGTGCGATCAAAGCTGAGGTTGAAACCTTGGAAAAGTTGCAAAACCTTGCAGCCCAAGCCGCTGGACATTCTGCTAGCCGTTCAGAAGAAAAAGAAAAGTCAGAAATGGCTAAAGAGTACAGCTTTAAGCGTGCTATTGACTTGGCCGTGACTGGTCGTCGCGAAGGTGTTGAAGGTGAATTTTCTGCTATTGGTGCTGAAGAGTTCCAACGTTCAGGCGTTAGCGTTTCTGCTCACTCTATTAAAATCCCTTCTCAAGTTTTCAAACGTGACATGTCTGTAACTGGCGGCACTAACGGCAGCGAAGGTGGTGTAAACGTTCAAACTTCTGTAGGTTCTATCATTGACGTGTTGTTGCCTAAGACTGTATTGCGCGGTTTGGGTGTTCAGCAGTTGAGCGGATTGGTTGGTAACTTGGACATGCCTACTGCTAGCACTGTACCTTCTGCAGGTTGGAATACTGAAAACGGATCTGCTACTGAAAAGAGCCCTGCGTTTTCTAAGGTTACATTTAGCCCTAAGCGTTTGGCTGCTTATATCCAGGTTTCAAATCAGTTGTTGCTCCAGTCTAGCAACTCTATTGACCTTTATGTTCGTAACTGGTTGTTAAATGCTATGGCTCAATCTTTGGAAACTGCTGCTATCAAAGGTGGTGGTTCTAACGAGCCTACCGGTATCATCGCCAACGCAAACGTAAACGTTACTTTTGCAGGTGGTGCAACTTCTAACGCTACCAACGCTAACGGTATCGCTCCAGTTTGGGCCGATGTTGTTAACTTGATGAAAGCGGTAGAAAACGCCAACGGTGACGGTGTTGCTTACTTGACTAACCCAAAGGTAAAAGCTGCTTTGCAGACTATCCCACGTCAAACTTCAGGTGTTGAAGGTAACTTCATCTGGCCTGCAGGCGGTATGGACTTGAACGGTTACCAGGTTGCCACTTCTACTTTGGTGCCTTCTAACTTGTCTAAAGGTTCTAGCAGCACATTGTCTGCCATGATCTTCGGAGACTTCTCTAAAATGGCTATCGCCTCTTTTGGTGGTGGTATGGAGTTGACAGTTGACCCTTATAGCGGCGCAACTGCTGGCTTGACCAACGTTGTTTTGAACGCTTACATGGATGTAAACTTGTTGCAACCTACTGCGTTTGCTGTCTGCAAAGACATTGTAGCCTAATATTCTGCCCGCTCGGGGGCGTAAAAGTTCCGAGTGCTAGGGGTGGTCTTGACTGCACTGCCCCTGGGCCAATATGAAAGTGAGATTTACAGCAAACCCTACAGGCCAATTTAATTTGTCTTACAATGTAGGCGAAGAAGTAATTTTGGAAACCAAGCAGGCCATGCTTTTAATTGAAGCCGGGGTTGCTGAAGAGATTGCAGTATTGACGCCAACCAAAAAGAAGGCAAAACCAGTGAACCCTGAAACCGAACTAGACGCAGAATAATGTTTATCAGCCGCCGTTATACCGCCTTTGCAAATGTTGCAACCGACTATCTAAGTTTAGCGGATGCTAAGAGCCATTTGCGTGTTACATCGTCATCAGATGACACCTATATTTCGGGGCTGATTTCTATGGCAATCGAAGCCTGCAGCAATTACCTTGGGTATTCTATACGCAAAGGAACTGCTAAGTATGGTTTTGACGCGTATACAGGCTCTCCTGCGATGGTAAACCCCATCAATGGTACAAACATACCTTCGGGAAATTATCTGCGCTTAAACACGCGTTGTTTATCTGTGGTTTCTGTAAGTTATGTAAACGATTCACAAGCCGTTACTGCATTTGATTCAGCCTCGTGGTTGGTTTCACCTGATCCAATGGGCAGCTATAGCCGCAATATTTTCTTTGAAGATGCGCCGAGCTCTATTACGGACGATACAATTAAGTACATTGTTGAGATCACAGAAGGGTTTAACCCGGTTGGCACGGCATCGGTTGACCCCGATACAATTTTTCCTGCAACTATTAAGCACGCGGCCCTTTTGTTGGTGGCTCAGTATTACGATAACAGACAGGCGATTGTAACGGGAACCATTCAAACAGAAATGTCTTTAGGTTTCCACTACCTTTTGGACCCGTACAAAATCCAAATCATGATCTAATGAATGCAGGGTTAATGGATGTGCTAGTGAGCTTGCAAAGCTACACCGAAACAACAGACGCAAACACTGGGGAAAAACTGCAAACGTGGACCGAATACGCAACCGCCTGGGCGCAGCGTGTAGAAGCTGAAAGCGGTAACGAAAACGTAAACGCCGACAGACGCGAACACAAACAAATTGTTAATTACACAGTGCGTTATAACGGTGACATAAGCGTTAAGCATCGCGTTGTTGAGAATGGCATAGCGCACAACATTGTTAACATTGCCAACCTACAGCGCAATTTATATTTGAAACTACAAACTGAGGTAACACTGTAATGGCAAACAAACGCGAGATAAAAATGGACGGCCTTGCTGAAGTTATTGCAGCATTGGAAAAAATGGGCGTTGATGTAAAGTCTGAGAAACTTCAGAACATGATAAAAAAAGAATCTCAGTGCATCATTGACACGGCCAAAAGTTTGGCACCTGTTAAGACTGGCAACATGCGCGATTCAATTGGCTTTATTACCAAAATGGATAAGGATAACAGGGAGCGTGTATTGATTGGATTGAGTAATAATTATTACAATCACTATTTAGGCGTAATGTTTGAATATGGCACCGCTGAACGCTTCCAAAAAAATGGCCGTCATACCGGGGTAATTAGTAAATCGGCCCATCCATTCATGCGCCCAGCGCTAGACCAAAATAAAAACAAAGTAACTGAGGGAATTATTAAAGGCGTAGACAAAATACTAGCCGACTTAGCAAAGAAAAATAACTTAATATACAAATAACCATGGCAATCACTGGACCAGTAAACGGCACGCTTATAAGCATCTACAAAGATGTAAGCGGCACATTGACTAAAATCGCTAACGCGACATCTCACAGCATCGACATTTCAAAAGACATGATCGACGTTACCAACAAAGACAGCGCAGGCGCTAAAGAATTTATCGCTGGCGAGTATGGCTACACGTTGAACGTCGAAGGTATCTTTGAAGAAGATGCGTCTGTAAGCACGACAGGCCAATCTTTTAAAGACCTTTTAACTGACTTGTTGGCGGGCACTTCTGTAACTGTTGTAATGACAACCAACAGCAGCGGCGACCAAAAAATGACTGGCGCTGCTTTCTTTAGCAGCTTGTCATTGAGCGCACCCAATAACGACAAAGCAACTTTCACCGGCACATTGCAGGGAACTGGCGCGTTGACTATTGGAACTGTAACGCCTTAATACTTTTATCTTATATTTGTGCCATGAGCACAGAAATTAAAATAGGGGGTGCTAGTCATCCCCTTTTGTTTAACATGAATTCGCTGCGCAATGTTATGCAGCTTGCAGGCATGGAATCGTTTGCAGATCTAAACATGCAAAAGGACCTGGCTAAATCTATGGACTTTGCGCTAGCCTGCGCATTTTACGGAATCGTTGAGGGCTACGAAGCCCAGGGCGAAAAGACACCATTTGCATCTGTTCAAAAACTAGGCGCAGCCATTACAAAGTTTAGCGAACTATCGCCAGCACTTGACGCTTTTACACAAGCCGTTACAGACTTTTTCGCAACCGACGAACCCGAGGGAAAGTAAAAGCCAAGGGCGACAGCGCTCCGTTAACTTGGCGTAAAGTTGAGCGCATCAGTTATGGGGAGTTAGGTTTAACTGAGGCTCAATTTTGGAAATGCACCCCGCGTTATTGGCGCTTAAAACTTGAGGGAATGCGTGAGGCGCAGACGCAAGCCTATCGCAATCAGTGGGAAATTACACGCTGGGCCGTTGCCACAACCATGGCACCACACCTGAAAAAGCCCATCGAGCCGAAACGCTTGTTAACTTTTCCATGGGAGGAGCCCGAGTTTATATCAATACACGAAGCAGTTAAGTTATATTCGCATGTCTTTGATAAACTTACACCAGACGCGATAGCATGAGCGCCCCCATTAAAATAGCCTACAACATCCTCAGCAATTACTCAGCGCTCACGGCGTTAGTTAGCACAAGGATAAACCCGTTACGAATCCCGCAAGAGTCTGCATTCCCTGCGATCAGTTACAACCTTGTCAGCGTTATTGCATCGCCCACCAATACAAGCCACAGCCGTACAGATTTTGCCCGGGTGCAGGTTAATAGTTTTGGCACCACGTTTGCAAGCGCCACAGCTGTAGCGGAAAAGGTAAGGGCTGCATTTGAGGCGGCAACATTGCCGGCCATATTTAATACAGTTAAATGCCAAGCGATTGAATTTGATAGCGAGGTACAATTAACCGACGACGAAGCAGGTTTTGCTGGCATCTATCAAATTTCTCAGGACTTTATAATTAATTACACAAGGTAATGGCAAGGTCTTTAAACATAGTAATCGGCGCAGACATTGAGAAACTGCAGAAAGGTTTTAACGATGCCGTCAGTGTAGTTCAGTCGAGCGGCAAGAAGATGAGCGAGGCGGCCGCAGAAACCGCCAAAAGCATACAGGATAGGCTTGCGTCTATCGCTACCAAAAACCCGACAGCGGGAACTGTTAGGCAGTTGACCAACCTAGCTATGGAGGCCAGGGCTTTGGGTCCTGAGTTTGCCGGGGTTGCAAATCAAATTATACAGCAAGCGGGTAGAATTAAGGATAGCATTGGCGATGCACGGGCTGAGGTTGGATATTTTGCAAGTGACACTAGAAGGCTCGATGCGGTCTTGGGTGGGGTGCAAGCAGTCGCTGGGGCATTTAGCGCCGTAGAAGGCGCTGCTGCTTTGCTGGGTGTAGAAAACAAAGAGCTACAGCAGACAATGGTAAAACTGCAAGGCGCTATTGCGTTGGTTAATGGAGTTACTGCAATCCAAAAAGCACTTGAACAAGAATCTATGTTCATGAAGGGGCTTAGAACTGCAGCAACAAAAGTGCAGACATTTGTTTTGGGGCAAGCAACAGTTGCAGCCCGTGCTTATGCTGCCGCTTTGGTTGCCACTGGAGCGGGTGCCATTATTGCAGGACTTGCTTTAATTTATAGCGCATTGGAAGACAATGCAGACGCAGCAGAAAAAGCAGAAGAGGCACAAAAAAAATATGCCGAATCGCTAGAAGCGCAGAATAATAGATTTTTAGATTATAGATTAAAACGAATAGAAGCCGAAAAGCAACTAGCTATAAAACGCGCACAGTTGGCGGGGGCAAGCGAACAGGCAATAGCAAAAATAGAATTAGAAGCAATTAATAAAAAAATTGCACTAATGAAAAAAATGCGCAATGAGCTTACAGACGATTCAAAATTAAAAACCGATTTAATCTATAAAATACAAGAAGCAGAAGACGAGGCTGCTCTAAAAAGTTTAGATATTGACATTGCTAAAAAGAAATCACGGCAACAAACTACCGAGGAAACTAAAAAGCAAAATGCAGAAATAAAAAAGAGCGCGGAAGAAACTGCAAAAGCAGAGGCTAGTTTTATTGAATGGTTAGAAAAGAAAAGATTTGAGACAGGCGAGAAGGCAAAAAAGAAAGCCATTGAAGATGCTAAATTATTAACAGCGGCAAATCTACAAGCGGGCACTGCAAACACGCCCGTATATTTAGACGTAAAAATAAATCCTGTAAGCTATAGCGAAGCAGCCAAAGACATACAAAAAGCAACGCAAGCTTTAAACTCTGCTTTTGCTACATTGCAAGCAGATGCAGCCGCGTCGTTTGGTCAGTTCCTTGGTGATCTAGCAACAGGCGAAAAAGAGGCGGGCAAGAACTTTGGTAAAAACATGCTCGGCGCTATTGCTGCTTTTATGGATTCTTTGGGTAAGGCTTTAGTTGCTACAGCTTTGGCTTCCGAAGCTTTCCAAAAATTAGTTTTAACAAACCCAGCGGCGGCGGCGGCGGCTGGTATTGCTTTGATTGCAGGTGCAACCATTGTGCGCAATTCGTTAAAGCAAGGGCCAGAGGTTAAAGCATTCGCCGAGGGTGGTATTGTTAGCGGTCCTACATTGGGCTTAGTTGGTGAATACCCGGGCGCAAGTTCTAACCCCGAGGTAATTGCACCACTTGACAAATTAAAGGGAATGCTAAACATGAATAACAACAACAGTGGGTTTGTGGCAAGCACTACAATTCAGGGCCGAGACTTAGCAATAGTTTTAGAAAGATATAATAAAGACGCACGCCGTGGCTAGAAAATACTTTGGTTCGTTTTATTCCGTGACAGGCAAACTGCATCGCGTTGAAATTTGGGATGCACCGAGTGGGTCGGGCGCAGGTGGCACAGAGTTAAAACTTGCAGGCAATGGCTACGAAATAGAACGCGAAGGCCAGGGCGACACATTCTATCAAAATGCCATCCGACCTTCACGCTCCACATCTTTTTGGGTAATGCCATCCAACACAGTACTGGGCGAGTTCAAAGCCATAGCCACAACCTCGGAACAATTTTGGGCTGTGCTTATCTATCAAGATAATTCTTTGGTGCACGTGGGCCGAGTTCTTGCAGATCAAATGACATTCCAACGCGAAGCCATAGAAGCCAAGCCTGTTATTTCTTTGGGTGCTGTGGATGGTTTAGAATTGCTAAGCGGTTACAAGGTAGACTCTTCGTGGTTTACCGATGGCAAAATAACTATAGCACAGTTATTTCGTCGGTGCTTGGATGAGTTGGCGCTCAAAGATTATTGGGTTGTAGCGGGAACTGAAACAGATTATTTTAGGGACGCTGTTGCGCCGTTTTCTTTGGATGCTACACGCAAAGGGTTGGACCTTTTGCAGGTTGATCTAAATACATTTGTCGACGATTACGACCAATTTAAAGACATTAAAGCTACCGACATTTCTGCTTTCCAATATGCTGAGAGCAACATGATGGATTGCAAGGCTGCGCTAGAACAAGTTTGCGAAATCCTGCAGGCTAGATTTATGCTAGAGATTGGAAAGTATTGGCTTGTTTCTGCGACTGAGTACCTAGATTCAACCGTTGCTTATCGGCAGTTTAATTACACGCTGCAATATATTGGAACTGGTACCTACACGCACGCTGTGCAACTTGGTAACGACGTGCGCCCGCAATGGATAGCCAAGCCATCACTAAGCTACCAGGCAGCTGCTAAGTATGTGCAGATTGACACAGAGCGAATGCTAGGTGCTACTGCATACAGAACATACGCAAATCAATCCGATACTTTTTTTGCCAAAACATTTACAGGGGTGCCAACTGGCACAACGCCAGACGAAGCACCTTTAAGAATCCGCTTTGCTGTTAAATTTGCACGGCATACATTTACCACATCGCCAACGGGCCCAGAGGATAAATCCGATGTAGCAATTACAATTTATTTAAGGGATGGAGGCACTGGCTACCGGGTGTTAGATTTAAATACTTTGCTATGGGTTAGCGCTGCGTCTGCGCCTACTAGCACATTTATTGAAACGATTGCTAACGACTTTCAAAATAGCAACTGGACCAGCTTTGTTTTTGACAAACAAGTGAGCAGCCCGCCTGCAGGCTTTACAATTTTAGAGGTTAAAATAAATTGGGTTAAAGCCGTTAAACAGAAATATAATATATTCGGCGGCACGGGCGCATACAATGAATTTTTCAAACCATTTT